GTGTTAGCAGCAGCAGAGGCAGCTACAAACAGAATAATGCTGTCCTCGCTGATTCTAGGATCATACAGAGTGGTTGTAGAAGCGCCACCCGTAGCAAGAGTAATGGTGCCTACAGAATTGATCTTACCGTCGAGAGTCCGATTGACGATCTCTGCAATGTCCCGAGGTGTACCACCCTGCTGAGGTAGTCTGCGAAACATCACCGACCCCCTGCTGGGACTATCTCAACCTCTACACCAGTTGCGTTTGTCCAGTTGCCTGACGGCGTCAACGAAATTCGATGGTAACGACCAACAGAACGCAGTGGAATTCTGTTCTCACTCGATGCAGCAACAGCGGTTGAGTAGTTCAAATCACCATCCAACCTAAACCTACTAGCGACAGATACCGTTGCAGAACCATTCGCAATGAGTGGCCTCGCAAGTCTCAACATTGTATTAACAGGTTGTTCTATGTCACCTGTCGTAAGAACGGCAGTCAACGGTGTACCGCTGAACGTGACAATCTTTGCGCCCCTGACACCACCGAGAACAATCTGACCACCGGCCCATAAACGTGAGTCAAGAGATGCAGGTAGAGCGTCAAGTGAGGCAGAGTAGTTATCCAAACCTTCCACTGATACCGGAACAGTTGCAAGCGTTGAAACGTAATCCGCTGTTGTTTCAGCATACGACCATTTATCTGCTGCCCAGTTGTAAATGAGCAAGTATGTCTGAGCAAAGGTATTCTCGAAACCCCAGATCACGACTTTGTTAACCGGGTCAATCGCAGCAGAGATATTCTGAAGAACCGTAGGCGCTACGTTATCAAAAAACCACTTGTCTACCCGATCATTCCCAATCGGTTTGACAGTCTGCCCATCGCATACATAAAACCCGTCATCAGACAAGAAGTACGTAAAGCCACCAGACTGCACAATGCTACCGCGACTCATACACCCAAGACTACGAGTTATGTTGTCGAACTGGAAGTACAAGGGCGCACCGATATACGTCATGCGGTAAATGCTGCGCTCTAGCAAGACAATGCCAAACTCACCGCCTGTAATCCCCATGATGTCGCCACCATCGGGAATGAACTGGCTATCAGACTGAGAACCTGTACCAGGCGTCCAGTTCGTCTCGTCGTTTACATCAGACCAAAAGACTTTATTTGGATCTGCTGTGGTGCCAGCAGCCACAACAAAGTCACGCACAACCGTCACGTACTTAGCAGCAGGCGCAGCAGCGTCTAGGTTGTTGAAAGCAGCAGATGATCCAAGAGTAAACCCTTGGAGAATGTCCTTGCCGTTTGACATTATCAGCACATTGCCGAATAAAGCATGATCCCAAAAGTCTGTTGACGTATATGCAGAGACAATCCTCGACCTGTTATCGAGGTTAATTGTCGTGTCATTGAATAAGTATAATTTCGTTGAACCAGCAGCAAATAAATACTGCGTACCAGCAAACTTTACAGGTATTGATACATACAAATTTTGATCTGCTGCGTTGCTGATGTCTTCTGCTTCTTCCAAGGGTAGATAACCGACATTTGTCGGAATGACGTTCTTAGCCTCTGAAAGGTTAGAAGCAACCCCAGGTCTATCAGGCGTCCACTGATCGAACAGAATCTTCATCGCGCAGTCACCGACATCGTTAGCGGAGATGCACTAAACTCACCGCGGTCATCTGACTCTCGCAGACCCAACAGGCCACGGTCGTACATCGCCTGCCAAGTCGCAAGACGAGCATCATTCATCAGATACGGCTCGGCCTCTGCAAGACTTCCATACAACAGAAGGTCAGGACAGTTAGCAAGAAAGACGTTAGATGTATTGCTGTCACTCAGAAACGCAGGCGCAGCGTAGTACAGAAGAGGCACAGAGTAGGTCGTGTCAGGCGTGGCACCAAACTTAATCGTACTCGACAGAATCGTGTAGTAGTTTGGCTTGTTCTGTTCGTATGTACGACCGTTGCGCTCAAGAGTAGACGGTGTTAGATAAGTCAGCGTCCAAGTAGGATCGCCATCGATATAGATGTTCTTGAGTTCAAGAAAGTCGCTCGGAAGATTGACCGTTGATGTGCCGCCAGTCGTGGTTAGCGTGGTCGACAGTAGCATTTGCCGGATGCGTAGCTCACGGCGCAGTCGAATCTCAGCAAACTGGATAAAGTCAGGAATCTGACTGGTCAGGTCACTTCTTGCGAGATAGTTTGCGACGCTTGTTTTCAGGTCGCTGTATGTGCTGAGTGCCATATTTGACGTCATCCCATCCGAATGTCCGCGCCCCAGTGTGTCCAATCATCATGGACAGATCGTGGTCAACATGGACGGGAATGTCATTTTCCATGCACCGCACACAGAAAGTAACGTCTTCCCCGATTACGTTTCCAAAGTCCGTCCAGATAATGTCATGCCAGGGACGAGGCAACGTATCGAAAACTTCCTTGCGAACGAGTGTAACACCAAACCCAACCGCTGTCACCTGTTCTATGCCCGTTTTCCCTCTTGACTCTACCTTGTGCCAAACTTGTTTTGGCTCGGGTTTACCGTCAAGCATTTCTCTAGTAATCTCAAGATTCAACGCAGTCGGCAATATAGGCTCTCTGCGAGTAGTAGCATTTACCCCAATTACCGGTACATTTCTGGCTAACAGCACTTCCAGCGTATTAGCCGGGAACCTCATATCGCTGTCAATCCACAAGACAGCCTCACATTCCATCTGCATCGCCTCAGACGCCAGCTTTTCCCGCTGAGTGAATATCAGCGTCCCAGGCATCTGCATCAACTGAAGATCAATCACCCCACGTTTCGCCTCGTATTCCACCAGTCTGCAAAGGTCAAAACAGAACGACGACATGACCTCATCACGACACGGAACACAGATGGCTATTTTCATATTTTCCCTGGGTGAGTCCTGAAGAATCTGTTATCAGGATGGTTTAGAAACGCTCGGAATGCTTTGTCATCCTTGATGCCAAACCCCTGCATGATTCCCTTGCGGTTTAGATCGTCGATGACTGTAAGCGGAAGGCTGGCAACCTTGGTTATAACAGGCTCAAACTTGCCATCAGAAGCGTTGTATTCGCGCTTATTGGCTTCTAGGATTGCAGATACATCCTGTTTTGTTTCCAGCACGATACCGTCATCAGTCGCATGTGCAACTGTGTATCGGCCTTGATCTACAGAGAACAATGTTTTCATGTAAGCAGGGGAGAGGTTTCCCCCTCCCCTTCACCCATTACAGCGCGGGATTTAGGTCAGCAACGATGCCCGAGGCGGCTTCATTGCGTGCTTCGAGAGTGAACTCGCACAGCAGTTGAGTTTTCTCGCTGTCGCCCGTTTTGGCCAGATCGTTAGTCTGGAACGGACGCAGATATGCAAGCGCCATGTACTCAGGATCAATCAGCAGAGCATCACGGGTACGAACAAATCTGTCGGGAACGATGTTGAGAACACCAAAATCTCCCATATAAACATCAGCCGACCCGATAATTGTGGTGGGTTGATCGCTGGGAGCCATATAACGCTGTGCAGCAATACCAGCAAACGCCGAGGCTTTCTGCTTCAGACCGGAGTTGACGACCAGCATGGTGGGATTACCGCCAGCGTCATAAACCAATTTCATTACATCTTTAAGCAGAGTCTCGGTAAACGTGCGGGTAGCGCCGTCCGAACGGGTCGAAACGCCAATGGTCGTCGGATCAGTACCAGAGGTGCCTTTTGACGTATTGGTTTTCAGCCAGGACAGAATCGAACCCAGTTTACGAGCGGTCGATGACGAACCAGCATCACGGCCTTGGTTGGCAGCGATAATAGTTTCCATGTCGCGCTTAAGCTCACTGGACGCCTTAGAGAGAAGGTACGCACGCTCAGATTTTCGGCCTGCCTTGTTCACGGCCTGAAGCGTTCCTGAGACCTGAATTGTCTTCTGTGCAATTTGACAATAATTACCAAGACGAGTGGTCGGGCTAATCGTGGCGCTAACAGCGTCGTCCCCCTCAACGGCTGCATTCGCTGCCGTAGCACTGGCGAGCGAGTCCGATTGCCATTCGTGGAAAACAGCAGTGGCTTTAGTCCGCGCAAGCGTGGACATAATAGGGGTTTCGGTCGGGCTGATGTCGTAAATAACGTCGATCAGGTCTTCGCGCTGGCCAATGGCCGTGTGTGCGGTGAAGGTAGGCATGATAAATTCCTAAAGAAAGCGTTCAAAAAGGGACGCGGCATCTCTGGCTTTGCCAGTCTTCCGCAGTTTGTTTCGCTCAGCCTTATACGATTCAGTTTCTGGTTGTGCAACCTTCGCAGCGCCGGACTTTAGAACCGGAGGTGCCTG